TCTTATGGTGAGCATATTATGAACATTAAGAACGAGATTGGTACTGCAATTGAGAAAGGTTGGAACGACATCAAATCTGCTGCTCGTGGAAATGGTAAAGGTTTCAATTATGAGTTGGATACCAAGACTGTTGGTACCATGACCATTGGTAACAACCTTACTGGTTCTGTTTATACCTCTTATGTTGACAACGCTTTCATGAGGTCTTATGTTAACCCTCACCTGCGTTCTGTATTTAATATTATCCCTGTTTCTACCGGATCGGTTTCTTTCCCTCGTGGTAACACTCCAGTAGGTGAAGGTTCTTTTGGTAAGCAAACTGAAGGAAATGGTAAGCCTCAAGTTGATTACGATGTAACAGTTGTAAACACTGCTCTTTCTTTCATCGCTGGTTACGCTAAAGTTAGCCGTCAGATGATTGATGACTTGCCATTCTTGCAATCTTATCTTCAGCAGTCTTTGATTGAAGATTTCCAAAAGGCAGAAGATACTTATTATCTGAATGCAATTGCCTCTTCTGCAACTGCTGGTGTTTCTTCTGGTGCTAACACTGCTGAGAAGTTCATTGATTATGTTGCTCAGTTGGGTGCTTTGAACTGGACTCCAAACCTTTCTTTGACCACACACGCTGGTTGGGCTGCTTTGTTGAAAACCAAGCCTTCTGACTACTCTGTACCTGGTGGAATGGTTATTGACCAAAATGGTAATGTTAGAATCGTTGGTATCCCTGTTATTCCTCATTCTTTGGTTACAGCTTCTAAGATTTATGTAATGGATACTACCAAGTATGCAATTGCTCAACAATCTGGTCTTGCTGTTCGTAGCACAGAGTTCAATGAAGATGATTTTACCAAGAACTTGATCACTTTCCGTTGCGAGGCTCGTTGTGAACTTCTTCAGTTCCAACCTTCGGCTTCAGTATATGGTGCTATCTAAGTTGTGTTTTTAAAGTGTATATTTTGGGGGGCGGTATTCTTATCGCCCCTTTTTTTTAACTTTGTACTGAGATGAAAAATTATGTAATTATTGGGGCGATGGATGGCGTGAGCCATGACAATATATTTGATAGACTGAAAGATGAGACTGACTATCAAGCATATTTTATTGAGCCAGTGCCTTATTATTTTGATAAGTTAAAAGAGAACGTAAAGAAGCTATGTAATGCAAGGGCATCAAACTTCTTTATATCAGATAAAGATGATAGTGTTGAGATGGCTTATGTAAAGCCTGAGTGGATTTCAAAGGACTCATCTTTTTTAGATGGATGCAGTTCACTTGTTGAGAATGGTGAGCCATTAAATAGATACTTGAAGGAATTGCCCAAAAGCATAATTGAGACAATCTTTATAAGTGCCATAAAATTTGACCAATATTGCGAATGGTATGATATAAAAGATATACATTATTTGCAGATAGATACAGAGGGATGTGACGAAAGGATATTAAATACAATTGATTTAGAGAAGTATAACGTAAAAGAACTTAAATTTGAGAATCACTATATCAGTGATACATTTTATACTGAATTACTAATTAAATATCCGCAGTACAAAGGTGAAATCGTTGGTGCGGATATAATACTAAAATTATGAACATAGTTGCATCTGTCCATCTTTATCCTCCAGATCACAACTGCGGTGCTGAATGGATGTTACATTATATGCTAAAAGACCTACAAGCCAAGGGGCATCATATTAGGGTTCTTTTGCACGATGCCAACAAGTACAAGATTAGGAATAATTATGTCTTTGATGGCATTGATGTCTTTCCTCCAAATCCGAATGTTATTGATGGATTGATGAGATGGAGTCATGCGGTTTTTACTCATTTGGATTACACAAGGTGGACAATCCATACGGCAAAGATGTATAAAAAGCCTGTTTTCCATCTGATTCACAACTCTCATCCATATCCTGAGATAATTGATGCGGAGAAAAAACAGCACATAATATACAATTCTTTATGGTTAAAAGAACTTTTGAACTATAATTTTAGTAATTTTATAGTGACTCCGCCAGTAGACTACAATTACTATGACTTAGAGAATGAGCCTGAGAAGTCTGAATATATCACTTTAATAAACTTAAACGAGAACAAGGGCGGTAATATATTTGGAGATATTGCAAGAGCAATGCCACACAAGTCATTTTTAGGCGTTTTAGGCTCGTATGATGAGCAGTTAACACCAAGTATGCCAAATGTGACTTATGTGCCTAATTCGCCAGATATAAAGCAATGGTACGCTAAGACAAGGATACTTCTCATGCCATCAAAATATGAGAGTTGGGGTAGGACGGCAAGTGAGGCAATGTGTAGTGGGATTCCGGTAATTTGTACTGATACACCTGGGTTGAAAGAGAATTGTGATAAGGCAGGGATTTATATTAAAGACAGGAACAATGTTAAAGACTGGGTTGAAGCTATTACAAAGTTGGATGACAAAAAAGCCTATTCATGGGCCTCAAGAAAAGCCAAAGCGAGATCAAGAGAGTTTGACACAAGAAAAACGCTTGATGAGTTTGAAACCTGGTTCCGAGAAAGTGTTAATAAATATTATTAAAGATGACATATATAGACGGCATAACAATATTAGCTGATGCGGTTGTAGAACCGGTTAGCCTTACCGATGCTAAGAATTGGTTGCGTATAACCAATTATGATACTGACGATGTGTTGATTGGTGATTTATTGAGTGCTGCAAGGGTGCATATTGAGAAGCTGACCGGATGCTCTTTGGTCAACAAGTCAGTAAGGATAAATGTTGAACTAACTCCACAGAGCCAAGGCTTTTGGATGCTTGATGTGCCTTATGGGCCTTTGCTTTGTGTTGATGAGGTTAAGATAAAAACGGGCATGAATACCTATGAGATTCTTACTAAGAATAGTGACTTTGAAGTGATAGGCGGTAAAATTTGGATGTATACGCCAGGTGTTTATGTCATAAAGTATCAGTGCGGATTCAGCACCATTCCAGAGGACTTGGCTACTGATATACTTACTTTGGTTGCTTGGTCTTATGAGAATAGGGGTAAGAAGTTCCAAGGTGATGCAAAAGCAGGGATGTTGAAGGAATTTCCGAATTGGGATGGTTTGAACTATCATCAGTATAAAAAAGTTGTGATATAGTGGCAAGAAAAACTCTAAATATTAGAATTACTGGAGTTGAGGAAACATTCTCAAAGCTTAAGGACAAGTATAATTCAGCAATGCAGGAAGTTGATAGAGAAATGGGTGCCTCTATTGAGCAAATGGCAACTAATGCTAAATCAATATTTCCAAATGGTAATCCTAATATTAAAGGAGAAACACAAAAATATGCTGAGATAAGGGCATCAATTAGGGTTGAAAAAAACAAACCATTAAATTATACTTTAATTTCTGGTAAAAGCGGAGATGATATGTCTGCTTATATTGAGTTTGGAACCGGTAGGTATTTCCCAAGATACCCAGGAAAAGAAAAAGAATGGCAGAAGTTGGCTAAAGATTTTTATAAAAATGGTAAAGGGTGGATGTATCCTTCCCCTTATTTATACCCAAGCGTAACATCAGGTATTGTATCACTTGTGAACAATATAAAGCAGATATTTAAGAGGAATGAAAGATTGTAGTAATAATATAAGAGTTCAATACCTATCAAAACTGAATGGTAATATTACTTACGGTGGTAAGAATGTTCCTGTTTATGGGAATGATACATTTGAGACAATGCCACAAAACTATATAATAATTGGTGATATAACAGAAAGTGCTGATAATAACAACCAATTGTTCGTAAGTATGGCTGATGTGGTAATTGATATATTCAGCGAGCAGTACATGACAAGAAATAATAGTATTATTGATGATATTGCTGACCAAGTGTTAACTTTGTTAATACCAACTACTGGTGTTCAAGATATGGGTGATGCTGAATTTCAGATATATGCCACAGCTAGAACATCATCACGTTACTTAACAATGCAGGAAGGAAACAATTTCATCAATAGAAAGATTTTAATTATCAACAATTCAATAATTCAAAAATAGAATAAAATGGGACAGATTTTAGGATCATTGCAAAACATAGAGATTGATGTAGCTGGTGGCTCATCTTATAAGAATCTCGTGTGTCTGCGTACAGCATCAGTTAATACAACTGTTGATTCAACAACCGAGCAAACAAATTGTGGGCCTTTGACATCAGTTGCTGATGCTACAATGGGTCTTGATTTTGATGCAATTTGTGAAGTTGCTCCAACTGTTGCTCAAGTATCTTACGAAGATTTGCTTGCTGCTATGGCCGGTAAGACTCTCGTAGCAGTAAGAGTTCAAAGTCCTGTTGTTAGTGGTTCAAGTGCAGGTGCTGCCTACTATCATCAGTTCCTTGGTTACATCACTTCACTTACTTTGAATCAATCAACTACTGAGTTTATCAATTTCTCTGGAACTGTTACTTCTACCGGAGTTGTTGACGTTACACCTTAATTATGAACTACACTACTATTACTATAAACGGAACTAAGATTGGACTTAAATTCGGGATGGCATCTTTCAGATACCTTTCAGATAAGTTCGTAGAAGGCAAGGCTTATACAAATAACGAGTTAAATGAGATTGGGATTGCCCATATTTTATATAGCGGTTATTATAACAATTGCCTAATTAAGGATGCAGAGATTGAGCATAGTTTTGAGTCTTTTGTTGACTTTATAGAAGCCAATCTGAATAACGAAGATGTATTGAATGACATAAAATCAATCATACAAATTTGGAGTCAAAATGAGTTTCTGAAGCAGAAAGAAGAACCAAAGCAACAAGCAAAAAAAAAGACTACTCGTGGGAAGAAATAGAGTCATTCGCGTTTGGTGATTTATGTTTACTGCCGAATGATTTCTATGCAATTAGTCCGAGAGAGTTTTCTTTAATGATAAGAGGAAGTGAATCCCGAAAGGTTGACACTTATAAGCAAACAAGACTTTTGATGTTTACAATGGTGCGGTTGATGGGTGATTCCAAAACCGCACCAAAAACACCTGAAGCATTGTGGCAATTGCCAGGTGATGAAGAAAGTGAAAATGTGATGAGTGAGGATGAGATGAGAGAAATATTTAAAAGATTGGGTAAATGATACAAATTCCTTTTGGTACAAATGCTCCTGCGGTAGGCGGTCAAATTGAAGATTTTGCAAAAAAGTCAAGGATTGCACTTAACAGTCTAAGCCTTGTCGCACAAGATTTACCTTTTGGATTTATTGGTATTCAGAATAACCTTCCAGGTGTCATAAGTTCATTTGGCGAACTAACAAGAGAAGCAGGTGGAGTTGGAGGAGCGTTAAAGCAACTTGGTAGTTCATTAATTGGCCCAGCAGGTTTATTTCTTGCGTTTAGTGTAGTAACAGCAGGTGTTACATTTCTTATACAAAAATATGGTTCATTAGGTAATGCAATAACTGCCCTTATAAGTAATAATGCAAAATTAATTCAAGTTCAAAATGCATTAAATAAAGAACTTGCATCAACAGTTGGTGGTACTGCTGCCGAAACAGCAAAGA